TGTTGCATCATACTCCCAATTACCAAATAAGAGTCGTTCCTTACTTAATTTGTCTAACTTGCTTAATTGTTCTTTATAGTGTTTAGAAATGTTTTCGTTATCGTCCACTAACGCCTGAATGAACTTTCTGTGTTTAGGTAGTTCTTTGTTTTTCGCCATACGATAGAAGTCCGTATAAGTCCAATTCTTAGACGGATTGCAAGTTAGTAGTAGTTTAGGTATTAAACCGTATTCGTCAAGCTTGTATCTTAAACGACTTGATACTATTTGTTTTGCTTTCTCGGTGATTTGATTACATTCATCAATCGCTGCAATTGTAAGTTCAAGAGAACCCAAACTATCGAAATTCCTATCAGAAGGATACTGAAAAAGGTCTTTAAGATAGATTTCACTACCGTTGTAAAAAGAAATAATATTTGTGTGAGCATTGTATTTATAATGTTTAGGTGTTGTTAAATTCCATTGTTCACAAACTTCAAATAAAGTATTTAGTGTTGTACTCTTTAAAACTGATAACTGACTTCTTCCAAGTAAAGTTCTTATTTTTTTATACCTTAAACATTGTGAAATTAAAGCAGCACATAAGAACCACGATTTACCACCCCCTGCACCACCACCAAAAAGTATTTCGTTAGTTTCGTTGTCTTTAAGATATGTAAAAGCTAACGCCTGTTTATTCGTTAGAATTGGTTTGACTAGCATCTATATTAAATTCAATAGTTATTGGTTCGTCACCACTTGTAATATCTAGTTCTGACTTTTCAATGTAGCCCCTTCGCTTCCCTTTTGTTTTTAAGTAAAAGATTGTTGCTGAAGTGTTGCCATCTTTCATTTGTGAATGTAATTGACTTTCTGCAAAATCTAAAGCTATATTCTCTATATCTTTAACTTCCTTTGCAAAGGTCTCGTCTTCTTTTAGCCATTTATAGAATGTACTTCTTGCTATACCTACTGACTTTACAGCCGTTGTAACTACTCCTAATGATTTTTCTAACGCTTCTAATACTGCTTCTTTTTTTATGTGTCTACTTTTGTCCATTATTTATAATATTAAAAAATTCTATTCTACATTTATCATTTTCTTTAAACACCCCTAGCATTTTTGAAGTTGTTGTCCATGTATTATGTTTTTTTATACCTCTCATACACATACAAAGATGTTGTGCTTTAAATGTTACAGCTACACCTAAAGGACTTAATTCTTCTTGTAATCTTTCTGCTACTTGTGTTGTAATTCTTTCTTGATTTTGAAATCTGTTTGCATATAAATCAATAGTTCTTGCTAACTTACTTAATCCAACTATCTTGTTGTTCGGAATATAAGCAACGTTTGCTATACCAAAGAATGGTGCTATATGATGTTCGCATAAACTATAAAAAGGTATATTAGTTTGTACTATCATTTCATCTGTTCCTTCTGCATCAAAAGAAGTAAAATTAAATTCCTTAGGTTCTAGAAATTCTTTCATAAACTTTATATATCTTTTTGGTGTTTCTTTTAATCCTTCTCTTGTAGAATCTTCATCTAAATATTTTAATATTTGTTGAAAATGCCATTCCGCTGTGTTTATAGGATATTCCATAGCTTTTGTGTTTGTACACTTAATTTCCATTGTGGGTTTTTTAAGCATAAATTTATACAGTGTTCTATATTCTCGTTGTTTATTGCGAAACCGTCTGAATGGGGGCTTATCCAATAATGTTGTGCTTTTACTTTTGGTTCAGGCACACATTGTCCTTTATGCCTTACATATCTTAATTCATTTACTCCTTCTTTAAAATTTTTATCCACTACGTGTTCTGCTACTTTAGGCGATACACTTATAAAATCTAAACCTTCAGGGGCTGAATGTAACCCACTTGTCTCTACTGCTTGAAAATATCCTTCTTTTTTGAAATAAGAAATAATCTCTTTCGTGAGTTGGTCTAATGGTTCGCCACCTGTCCAAGTTATCTCCTTACATTTTAAGTTAGTTTCTTTAAGCCATTTTAGTATAGATTTTAATTCCCATTCTGAACCACTTTCAAATTCAGTATCGCACACAACTCCACTTGCATAACAAGCCCCTTGTGCTTTACATCCTTGTAATCTTATAAAAAATGTAGGTGTTCCGGCTCTTGAACCTTCTCCTTGTAAAGAGTAAAAAATTTCTGATATGTTTAATTTAATATGTTGGTTCATAGTAGCAATTTGTTTTAGGTGTTTCACTCATACTAAGTGCGTGTAGTTTAGGAAAATCTTTTTTGAATAACTTAAAAATATACCTAGTCATAAATTCAACAGTAGGATTAAATTCAAAAATATCGTTTAGATGTTTATGGTCTAGAGTATCATCTATCCATTCTTTGATAGGTGACAAGTCGTTATAATCTTGAACAAACCCAACATCATCGGGTTCGCCTTTTAAAAATATCTTTAAGATATAGTTATGTCCATGTAGCCTTCCGCACGGATGTCCATCACATAACCCATTTAATCTATGTGATGCTGAAAAATGAAATTCTTTACTTATTACATTCATAGTTAATCTGTATAAAATTTTAATTCTAGTTTATTTAATATTTCTTGTTTTGACATATCTTGTAATGGTGTTACAATTTTGACTTTATTAAAAGATATGTTATTGATTAAGTCCTCTACTTTATTATAGAACTCCCTATTATTGTCTTTATATATATCTTCTGTATTAGTTCCTAAGTATATTTCAATATCTTCGTTTCCAAAAGTTGAAACAGTATTGATTATAAAAGCTAAGTTTCTGCAATTAACTTCTTTTTCTGTTTTAGTTAGTTTAGGTAATCTTATTACTACATCAATTATTCTAGAACAACAATTAAATTCTTCTTCTAAGTGTTCTTGTCCGTAATCAAAGAATATCGTTTTGTCAAATTTATGCTGTTGATATAACAACATACTATCTGCACCACCTGATAATAAAAGTATTTTCATATCGTATCTATATAGTTTTGAAATTTTACCCATTGTTCGAAATTATACTTTGCCATATTAGCTTGATTAATTTTTTTATTTTTAGGTCTTGGGTTTTGGTTCATTTTATTATTTTGAAATACATAACATATTCCATACCTATTCCCATATAACCAAGTAGTACTATCTACTGAATAAAAAGGAATGTTTTTAATTTTATTATCTGTATATCCTAAGCCGTGAACCTTTACATTTTTACTATTTGCGTAATCTACTAAAGCTTTTAACTTGTTAGGGGTCTTTCTAGTCCATCTACTATCATGTTTCCCTGAAGCTCCAATTGCTATGTAACTATATTTTTTGCATAACATTTTATAATAATCTACTCCTAAAGCAATATGCCATACAGGTATTGTTTTTTTGCCTGTTTTTTCTTCAATATAGTTTCTAATATCTTCTGTTTCTTTTAATCCTATTATACTATATATATCTAGTTCAAAAAAGTGCTTTAAATTGTGTTTGTTAATAAAATCAACATACTCATCCACATAAATATCTAAATTCTTTTGTTGTCCTGAAAACATACTAAACGCCCCACTATCTAATAAGAAGTTTTCTTTATCTACATAATCAAATATCCATTCTTTAACTGTGAAAAAACTTTCTAAAATGTAAAAATTACTTCTTTTTGATAGTTTTAAAAAAATATCTTCTATGTATATCTTATGAGCTGAAACACCTGCTAAGAATAGTTTCATAAATCTAATGCTGTTCTAAAAATTATTTCAGGTTCTCGTCCATCTTTTTCTATCTTTTGTTTTACTAAGTTGTAATCTGTTTCGTTAAATTCTAAAACTATCTTATTTAACATATCTTTAGTTTCTTCTTGGTATTCCTCGTAGATACTATCTATATGAACCTCATCCCCATTCCATACATCTAATCCCCATTCATTTAATATTGTGCTATCCCATTCGTTTGCTAACATATCCCACTCCCATTCTCCAAAGTTTAAATTGTCTTTTACTACAAATTCTTTTTTCTTTTCGTTAGATAACCCTTCAGCTACATCAATCCATACTTCTTTTAATCCTGCTTCTTTACTTGCTTTTAATCTCATGTTGCCACCAAGCACCATCATATTTTCATCAACTACAATAGGTCTTAGCTTTAACATTTCAGGAAACTCTTGTATTGATTTTACTAATTTCTTGAATTTATTGTTTTTGATAACTCTAGGATTGTTTGGGTTTCCTTTTATTTTGTACAGCTTAACTTGTTGTTTCATAATATATAATAGATTTTATTTACATTCATTTGGTAAAGGCAAATTTACTCCTAGTTCGGTAAACGCCCAAATTCGTATTTGTTCACAATAATCGTTAAATTCTTTTTTATCTAATTCTTTACTTTTTTCAATTATAAATCGTTGTTTTAATATTTCGTGCATTTCAAATTTATGATAACCACAATACTTTGCTATCGGCAAAACTATACATTTAAAATAATACTTATTCTGTCTTTCACTTCTTACCATCTATCTTTTTAAGTAATTGTTGTGCTGTGTATATTCTATCTGTTTGTGAATAGTTCTTATAGATACAGGTAAAGTTATTATCTTCCCAAGTCCACAAAGCCCTTACATTATTTTTTATATGATTTCTTAAAACTATCTTAATTGTTGTGTATTTCATTTTGCCAATTTTTGGATTCCTTTGAATACTGAAGATAAACAACTATTACAGTTAGTTGTAGTTTTATAAGTCGTTCCGAATATTGTATTGTATATATCTATCATTCGTGCTTTTGTTTCGTGGTCTTTTGCTTTTCCGTCTTTTATGTCTTTCCATATTTCTTTAACTTCTTTGTCTAAGTGTTTAGGAAGTTCTTTTAGCTGTTCTATTTCTTTCGTTTTTTCCCATAGTCCGATAGGACATTCTGTAAAACTTAAAGATGTCTTAACTCGCATAAAGCAACCACACTTCTTACAGTTACCTGTAAATAAATAGTGTTCGCAGGACTTACAAATCTTTAGCCGTTCTTTTCTTATACTATTCTTTACTAGGTATTTCATCTTTTAGTATTTCCTT